GACCGCGTTGTGAGCGGTGGTTGGACTGATGAAGACGTTGCTGAGTACCGCGCAGAAGTCGAGCGAATCATGCAGTCAGGTACGGACGACGAGAAGGCGGCGGCGTCTGAGTTTTGGGCGCTGAAGGCAAAGCAGTCTGTACCGGACATCAACGCCCGCATCCGTCGATCCATCGAACAGGGTAGGAGGATGGCGGCATGAAGCGCATGACCCGCAGACAAGTCGACGGATGGTTCCTTCCGATTCGCCGAGCGCTCAACGAGATGCTATCCGGCGAAGTCGATTCCATCCGTGGCTACGCCGTCACCCGATTGCACAACGGCGACGAGTACGAGCGCGTCGATTGGTGCATGGCCGGATTTGTTGGTGTGCTCTCGAGAATCTTCCCGGCGCTCGATCTATCGCCAATGACCAAGCTGCAACGGCTATTGGCCGCAGGAACGCCGATCCATGCCGAGGATGTGCACAAGGCGCTGGCGCTGCTCAAGTCGCTGGAAACACCGCTGATCAAGCATGACTGGCACGCGATCAAGGCCGCACTGACGACGGAGATGATAAGCATCGAGCTAGACGAGATGAGGAAAGCGGCATGACCGAAGAAGACCTCAAGTATTGGTACGAAGAACGAAGCGCCATTCTTCACTTCGACGGCGGGCTACCAAAGGAAAAGGCCGAAGCCTTAGCCAAGGCGGAAGTCGAGACTATCCGGCGTGCGCTGGCGAAAGAGGGGAAGGCCGAATGAGTACGGGAGTCGTCATCCACGAGCCTGTATCCGAGCTAATCACATCCGCAGAGTGGGCGGCAAAGCAGTTCCGCAAGGCGTGGGACGCTGCAACGGTCGCACTGGATGCCGGACTATTCGGCGAGCTCGTTTGGACGCCTAAGAAGCGCACGCGCAGCCTTGAAGCGAACGCCTGCATGTGGGCTTGCCTGACCGACATTTCCCGTCAAGTCGTCTGGTACGGGAAAAAGCTAACGCCGGAAGAGTGGAAGGAAGTGATTAGCGCTGGCCTTCGTCCGCAGCGCGTAGTTCCTGGCATCGAAGGCGGATTCGTCTCGCTGGGCGTGCGGACTTCAAAGATGAGCATCAAGGAGATGAGCAACATGATCGAACTGTGCCTCGCGTTTGGCGCGCAGCAGGGCGTGCGCTTCACGGCGCCGGAATGGAGATGCGAATGAACCTCAAGGAAACCGCAAGAATGCGCCGACTCGAAACCGAGAATCAGCATCTCCGTGAAACGCTTGAACGGCAGATGGCGATTTACCGCGATCAGTTGTACGAGATCGTCGTGCTGAAAACAAAGATCGATCTGGTCGAAGAAGCGATGAGGTACGAAGAATGAACGCCACCGCTGACGCATTCATGGCGATATTCGGTTATCGGCCATGTACCTGCGAAACTTGCACGCACGCGCTGCCGAGCGTCGTTTATCCGATGGTCTATTGCCCGGTCAAGGGTAAGCCGGTGCAGAAGTTCGAGCGCTGCAAGGAACATCAGGAGCGGCGGAAATGAAGCCGGTGATTATCGGAAACGCCACGCTGTATTGCGGAGATTGCCGCGATGTGCTGCCGCTGCTGCAGAAGGTTGATGCGGTGATTACCGATCCGCCTTATGGGATCGGCGCTGCTCAAGAGAAGCCGCACAACGGATGGGCAGACTATGGGGTTAGCGATTGGGACTTATCCAGACCAGATCAGGAGGTATTCAACCTATTCTTGCATCTAGGAAATAGCGTAATAGTTTGGGGCGGGAATTACTTTACCGACTTCCTGCCGCCGTCTATGGGCTGGCTTTCATGGGATAAGGGGCAAGAAGGTTTTTCGCTTGCTGACTTTGAATTAGCTTGGACGAATAAGAACAAAGCCGCAAGGCGAATCAATTATCCGCGTTCTCTCGCTCTCAAGGACGGAAAGCAGCACCCAACGCAGAAGCCACTAGCGGTAATGAAGTGGTGCATAGACCAAGCAGGAAATCCGAAGACGATCCTTGACCCGTTCATGGGCAGCGGAACAACCGGAGTTGCAGCCGTGCAGATGGGGCGCTCCTTTATCGGTATAGAGCGCGAACAAAAATACTTTGACATAGCCTGTCAGCGCATCGAGAACGCACAGCGTCAAGTCTCGCTATTCGACCCGGCACCATCAAAGCAAGAGCAGATCGGGCTGGCGATATGAGGCAGAAGAAATGCCGCTACTGCAAACAGCCATTTACGCCCGTCCTGCCGATGCAAGTTGTCTGCGGGATCGAATGCGCGAAGGCCGTCGCAAGGAAGAAACGCGAGAAGGTCGAGAAGGCGAACGACCGGCAAAGGAAGGAAGAACTCCAGCCGATTCAATACTGGCTAAAACGCGCAGAAAAGGCCGTGAATGCGTTTGTGCGTGAAAGGGATAGAGAGCAGCCGTGTATCTCGTGCGGAACGAATGACGCCGCAGAGTGGCACGCCGGACACTGGAAATCCGTTGGTGCGAATTCAGCGTTGCGCTTCGATCCGGCAAACATTCACCGGCAATGCGACCAATGCAACGTGTTCAAGGGCGGAAACGCGAACGAGTACGAGATCAGGCTACCGGCAAGGATTGGACAGGCCGAAGTTGATCGCCTGAAACATGCGCCGAGACTGCGGAAATGGACGCGGGAAGAATGCCAAACGATCGAGCAGGAATTCAAAGCCAAGCTGAAGGAACTACGCGAAAAGGAGGCGGCATGAAACGTATCTACCTATCCGGGGCAATGACCGGGTGTCCAGACCTTAATTTTCCGGCCTTCCACGCGGCTGCAAAAGCGTTGCGTGAGCGCGGCCTAGTCGTAATCAATCCCGCCGAGATCAAGCCAGAAGGCGAACCGTCTTGGTCGGCATGTATGCGTGCAGACCTCAAGGCCATGCTCGACTGCTGCACGGTCGCGCTGCTACCAGGTTGGGAGGACAGCAAGGGAGCGAATATCGAGGCGCGGCTAGCTATTCACCTGGGTATGCGCGTGGTGGAGTTCGAGACGCTGGTTGCGGAGGCGGAATGACTCTGCAATGTCCGCTCGGGAAGTGCCAGCCGAATCCCATCGACTCGGAAGCAATCAAGCGCGATGGGTGGCGCGATCAGGGGATTCTCGTCGTGCACCAGGACGACACGAGGCTGGATTGGGTACAGCGCGAGACGGTACGGCAGATCGGCAATCGGCTTTACGGAGAGATGAAAGGGACTAGATGAGCGCACGCGACCTGGCACGACTTGAAGCGGTAGTCGGCATCCTCACCGAATGGGCAGCATGGATGCAGGGCTACAGTCCGCGCATCGGCTATCCGAATCATTCCGCAATGCTCAGTTCAGGCGGGAACTCGGACACCTTCGAGGATATGTGCGATGCCGCCGACGCGCAACGCAATCAGGCGGTCGATTCGTGCGTTAATGACCTGCCGCCAAATCAGAAGGCCGCGATCTATCGGCGGTATCTGGCGGCGGTGTTTCGTATGCGCGATTACGAAACGTCGCTGGTTACTGCGCATGAGGTCTTGGAGGTAGCGCTACGGCGCAAGGGGATGATGTGGTAATTGCTACTAATCTTGCAATTTTTAGCGGATTGGTGTATCTTCTTTCTCGGCGGGTTTCGCACGCCCAAAGAAAGCCTCGTTCCTCACGGATCGGGGCTTTTTGCTTATGGTCCGCAGCGCCTAAAGTTGGTGGCCAATGTTCGGGGCTGAACTGCACAAAACCGAATCGCTTACTGAGCACCCGAGCGCCAGAGCTTTCATCGGCAATGGATAAACGAGTAAATGCCACATGACCACGCGCAAGCGTGATAAGCGGATCGCCCACGATACGGGTACTCGATAAATAAAGCAGATGACACTCCAGACGAATCAGGCCAGCTACCTGACTGGAACGCCCCAATGTCGCTTTGACCTACCTGCTCTCAGGGGTAGCCCTTAATAAGGTCAAAGGCATAGGGGTGCTCACTTGTCACCTGCAAGATAGTTAAAAGCTATCAATAAACAACAATTGATAGCAAAGCATCGGCATCCGGAAACGGCGATGAGCACGAGGCGGCGTGTGCCGAAACCGCCAACTATTCAACGAGGCCAACATGAACCGAGACGATCAGCAGATAGCAGGCTGGCGCAAATGGCGGTTCGGTTTCGGAGCAGGCGAGGAAAAGCCCATCGAGCGCGATGAACCGGAGCAGCCGGAAGAATGCACATGCAAGCGCGAATCATGCAGCTGTGGCTGCTCGGTTGCGGTGGTTGATTTTGATAGGCTCGATCAACAGTAACGTACCCATGCGTTCATGGGGTCGCTCGACTGAGCAGGTAAGGAACCATCGATCATGGCACGCCCCAGCAAGTACCGTCCGGAGTTCGTCACACAAGCGGAGAAGCTGTGCAAGCTGGGCGCCACTGACCTTGAAGTTGCTGATTTCTTCGGAATCAACGTTGCTACGCTGTACCGATGGAAGGGCGAGCATGATGAGTTTTGCGAGGCCTTAAAGTCTGGAAAGGAAGCCTCGGACAACCGAGTAGAGCGCAGCCTGTTTTCCCGGGCGACTGGTTACGAGCACGACGAGGTTGATATTCGCGTCGTCAAGGATCGCATCGTCAAGACGCCGATTCGGAAGTTCTACCCGCCCGACACGACGGCCGCAATCTTCTGGCTGAAGAACCGGAAGCCGGCCGAGTGGCGCGACAAGCAGGAACTCGAGCATAGCGGCGCCGTTACCCTGACGTTGTCAGAGGATGACGCGAAGCTGTGAAGCTGACGGACAAGCAGACCGAGGCCAACAAGCTACTCGCCGGGTCAGCAACGCACATCATGTTGTTCGGCGGGTCGCGGAGCGGCAAGACGTTTGTCCTTGTGCGCGCGGTGTGCCTCCGGGCGATCAAGGCGCCGAGCAGTCGGCATGCGATTGTGCGGTACCGGTTCAATGCGGTGAAGAACTCGATCGTTTTGGATACATTCCCGAAGGTGATGGCGCTGTGCTTTCCGGGCGTGAAGGTTGAAATCAACAAGTCTGACTGGTACGCGAAGTTCTCGAACGGTTCAGAGGTGTGGTTCGCAGGTCTCGACGACAAGGAGCGCACCGAGAAGATTCTCGGCATGGAGTTCGTAACGATCTACCCGAACGAATGCAGCCAGATCCCGTATTCATCGGTCGAGACGGCGATCACACGACTGGCGCAGAAGGCAGAGCAGCAGGCGATCGGAGCGCTGCCGGCGTCGCAGCTCAGGCCGCGCGTGTATTACGACTGCAACCCGCCAAGCAAGGCGCACTGGTCGCACAAGATTTTCATTGAGAAGCGGAACCCAGACACGAAGGAACCGCTGCGCAATCCGGACGATTACGCCTCGATGCAGATCAACCCGACGGACAACACGGAGAACCTTGCGGCTGGGTATCTCGACACGTTGAAGGCGATGAGCGCACGAGCACGCAAGCGCTTCTTGCACGGTGAGTTTGCGGACGCTACGCCGAATCAGCTTTTCCCGGAGGAGCATATCGACCGGTGGCGCGTCACGGATGGCGTTCTGCCTGACATGGTGCGCGTTGTTGTGGCGGTCGATCCTTCCGGCGCCGATGACGCAGACAATGCGGACAATGACGCGATCGGTATTGTCGTCGCAGGACTGGGAACGGACGGAAACGCCTATCTTGGACCCGATCTGACGGTGAAGGCAGGGCCGGCGACGTGGGGCAAGGTGGCGACGGATGCCTACGACCGGCACGAGGCCGATGCCGTTGTCGGTGAAACGAACTTCGGCGGCGCGATGGTTCAGCACGTGATCAAGACATGCCGGCCGCGCACGAACTTCGTGAAGGTCACGGCGTCACGTGGCAAGGCCCAGCGCGCAGAACCTTTCAGCGCCCTCTACGAGCAGGGTAAGGTTCGGCACGTTGGCTACCTGAACGAACTTGAGGACGAGCTTGCAGCGTTCTCGACGTATGGCTATACCGGGGCGCACAGCCCGAACCGGGCGGATGCCGCGATATGGGCGCTCGCCGCATTATTCCCGGCGCTGGTGAAGGCGCCAAAGAAAACCAACGCAGAGAAGGCCGAAGCGCACGCTCTGCACTCTGACCTCGGATGGATGGGATGAAACTCGGGAAACGCCAACTCGGTGCCGCCAGTTGCCACCTGGCGCCCAGCGATGCCCTGCCGGCCAACCTGCGCGAAGTGATCGAGGTCAGCAACGTCCACGTCGA